ACAATACGTTAATGTCTTGGTTGTTTCCTTGTGCCATATAACCAGCAGCTCCTTGTCCTCCAGATGCAAATCCACCTAAACTACGCTTGTAAGCTCTGAATACGTTTTGTGCAACATAGATGTGTAAATCATCTCTTCCGTATAATGCAGAAGGAATAGCATCTACAACTTTCCCTAACTCATCAACAACGTTTGCAGCAGTTACAGTAGTTCCAACTACCTCAATCTTAGCAGTATCAGTAGCTAATAAAGTAGAGAATCCATCAAATGAACCTTCCGCATCAACTCCTGCCCAAATGTTTTGTTCGTTCTTCTGTGCAACTTTTGCAGCAACATAACCGATTAAATACTCTTGGAAAGAGCTTGGTAAGTTGTCAAAAGCAGAATATCCCATCTGTACTGCATCCCAGTCAGAACGGAAATCTTTCTTACACAATTCTAAGTTAACTTGTAACTCTTTAGGTTGTAAGATTCTTTCAGTTAATGTTAAAGTTGATGTGTCTTCGAAACCACAAGTACCATCTTTTACGATACCGTCTAATTCCAATCTTTTTACAACTTCTTTAAATTTTACGTTTGGACGAATAGTTAGTCCTCCGTTTGCAATCGTGTTACCTGTTAATAAAGCCGCTGAGATATATTTCCCTGCGCTTTCTCCAGCATAACTTTTGTTAATAATGTTTGTAGTAGTAGCCATTTTTATATAATTTTTAATTGAATAACATTTTGTTGACTCTTTCTTCGATAGTCAAAAATCTGTTTGGGGTTGATAATAAACTTTTTTTCTTTTCGACTGATGCTTCTGGAGAATGCACAACTTCTTCTGCTTCTTCAGATAACTCAACCTCTTCTTGTGATGATAACTCTTGAGGAACTTCTTTAGTGTCCGCTGCCGACTTATCTTCGATTAACGCTTTAATCATAGAAAGTAATTCAGTTTTAACTGCTGATAACTCTTCAGATGTTGCGTAATTTGCTACTGGTGCTTCTGCCACCTCGTCAACAATCGCTTCTTCTTTAGTTTCTTCAGCAAGGATAACGTCCTTTACTTCTTCTTCGATAGCTTCAATCACTTCTTCAGTAGATAAATCTACCGCTTCTTCTACAATAACGTCTTCTACTTTAACTTCCTCTCTTGAAAGGTTTAAAAGCTCTTTTACGTTATTAAGGATTTCTGTTGCTTTCATACTTATTGATTTATATTAATATAACTATTCACAGACTTAGTGTCTTGTTTTCTAATCTTCTGTCTCTTTGTATATCGAACCGATACCTTGTTTCCAGTATTCGTCTGACTTACATTTCTTCTCTCCTTTATCACACTTGATAGAGTAAGTGTTCTTGCATTTACAATATACTGCCTTCATACTATCCGTCTATTTTTTTAAGTTTATTTATAGCCCATTCAACACCGCTTGTTCCTCCCCAACAGTCCCACATTAGTCCTCCACACCCTTCGGTATAAGGAACGTCTTTATGTTGTTGATGTCTCTTAAAAGATGCCATTCTTGCAATAGTATCTCTACTTAAAGGTTTTCTGGCAGCTAACTGACTTGCTCTTGTCCATCCTACACTTGTACCGCAAGAACTTCCGTTCTCTTTCTTGTACTTTAGGGCTTTCTTTGCATTGTTAGTTGCGCTTTGTGGATAATCAGAATAAGACTCTAACATCTCTTTAGCTAACATATCCTTGATTTGCTCTAACACTTCATTAGCTTCAACCTCTTCAACGTCTTCAGCTCTATCACTAAACATACCTTCGATACTCAATCCTAAGTATTTACCAGATTTAACATCTTCCCATACTTCGTCATTGTCTATCTTCATAGTTACAGCCCAAGCACCCTTAACAGCATTTAATCCGTATAAAGCAGTTTTGTCTTTAGAAGGGTCTTCTACTATCCAAGATTCTATTACAGATACACCGCTTGTCATTTGCTCATCGTGTTCTAATGTAGCATTGTTTAGTTTAAGGCGTTTTAAGTATAGTTCAGATGCTTTTCTCACAGTTTCCTTAGAGAATATAATATTGTACTCCTTGTCTCCGCTACGTCTGTATATTGGCTTATCTGGAACTAATGCAAGACCTACGATAACTCTCTTCTCAGTATCTACCGTCTTAAACTCTACCTTGTGCTTGCTTAAAGCTACAAAGTTTTCTTCTATTGCTGGAAACTCGACAAGAGAGATGGCTTCTATACCATCCTCTTCTCTTGCTTCATCTATAAATAATTCAAATGTCTCTAATTCGTTCATATTTTTATTCTTTATGTTATGTTAACCTTATTTGGTTTATCTGTTTCATTTTAGGTGCTTGCTGCTCCAGAAATAACACCGTCCATTTGTTGTTGGTTTGTAACGTCTCTAGCTACAACATAAGCTCTTAATGGTTGGTCAAATTGTGATTGTATTGCGTTTAGTAGTAAATTCTCATTAGACCTACCTACTATATTGAACGAAGGTTCAGCTCTCGCACTACCTCCGCTACCTCCACCTCCATTTATTGCAGGACTCGTTCCAGAAGAAGACTCAAATCTTGTTCTCGCTATCGCTGCAACATTCGCAAGACCAGCGGCTAAAGCAACACCAGCAGCTATCTTAGCTCTAATAGGAGAAGTTGGGTCTAATTGTAGTTGAGATGTATAGGCTTTTTGTGTAGCTAAATATGTATCAGCTAATGCTGTAGCTAAGTTAAAAGCCTTCATTACCTTAAATCTCTTTCTTGCAATCTTCTCTTGTTTTACTCTTAATTTTTCATCATTCTGAGCAATTTGATTCTGTATAGACTCTTTTTGACTTTTGCTTAGGTTTTCATTAAGAAGCCTTTTATTCAACTCATTATTTAATTCAGTAGTCTTGTTTTTCTCTATAGTTAATTCTCTTTCAAACTCCGCATCAACGAAATCAGCTACTCCAGATATCAATGCTTTAGCTTGTTCTACATAAAATGTATATTTATCAAACCAAGCCTTGATTGGGTCTTCTTTCTTTTCATCACTACCTATACCTAAAGCATCTCTCCTTGCATCATTTAGTTTAATCCAGAAAGGAAATAATTTAGCATATTCCTCTTCAATACCAGAAACAGTTAACCTTAATTCCTCTTCAGATGCTTTTTTCTTTTTATCTGTTTCTGTTGTTGCTAAAGCAATTGCTTTTTTAGCAGCATCACTAAGCGCACCATTTTCGTCCCTTAAAGACTTCTTGTATGCTTCAAGTTTTTCATCTAAACTCTTAATGTAATCTCTCTGCTTATCTCTTGCGTTAGTCTTTTCTAACTCAGCTTTTAAATCTAATGCTTTCAATTCGTACTTTATCTGTACTTCAAGATTTTTAGATGCGTATTTTTCTTTTATAGCTTTCTTTTGTTCTTCTGTAGTAGCTAAAGACAGTTCCTCTTTTTCGTTATTTTTTAAAACTTGTTTCTCTGTACTCCTGTTTAATTTATCTATAGCTTTTAGGTTATTTTCAACATCTAAGTCTAATTCTTTAGGTGTTTTAAATGGAGATATTTTTTTAACCTTACCCTTACCCTTGTCTTTATCTGGAGACTCTTTAGGGTCTACACCTCTAGCTAAAAGGAATGCCGCTGATTCATTAAATTTAAGTGTTTTAACCTTAATACTTAATAATTCCTCCTCAAGTTTTTTCTGTTCTAATAAACTCTTTAAAGTTATTTTATTGGTTAACTTTATTTGAACCTGCTTTAATTTCTCTGTTAAAAGTATTTTTTTACCCCCAAGCTCCGTTAGTTTGATTTGTATTTCTTTGAATTTATTACCACGAATAAGTTCTTTGTTGGTCTTTTCCTCAGCTATAGCTAAAGATTTTAAATCATCAACCTTTATACCTTTAAAATATTTAGGGTATAGTTTTATTAGTTTCTCAAGAGCATAAGCCCTTTCTTCTTCAGAGTTTGACTGCAATCTAATCGCTCTAATATGAGTGTTAAGTAAAGCAGTTTCTTTAGCTAAATCAAGAGATGTAGTAACTTTTAACTTCCTCCAAAAGTTTTGTTTTTCTATTAACTTAACCAACGCTATACGCTGTTTATCTATAGCACTAGTTGTTTTTTCTGTTTTATCTTTAGCTTCTTTCTGACTATCAGAAAAGTAGTCAAAAGCAGCAACTATTGCTTGAAACGCAACAAGTAAACCAGCAGGCCCTATTAAGTTTTTAAGTAGACTACCGATAGCACCTTTAAACCCCTGCATTTTTCCAGTAACTCCGTCCGTCTTCTTACTCATAAAGAATAAGTTGGCAGCTAATTGTTGCAAGTTGTTTGCTACACCTCGAATACCGTAAGGCATATCTGAAAACACTCTACCAAGTTCCAATGTAGCTGAAGTTGCAGCTCCAGTATCGGTTTTAACTTGCTTCATTTGCTTACTTGATTCCTTCTGAACCTTATCTCTGGCTTTTTGAGCCTTTGTTAATATTCTTTCCTGCTCTGCAAGTTCTTTTACCGCTTGCTTGTATTCATCAGTACCTTTTTCTAATGTTTTTAAGCTATTTGTAAGCTCATTTACCTTAGATAAAGCATTACCCCCTTCTACACTTAACTCAATTAATACTGTCTTATCTGCCATTTGTTAGTTTTTTTCTTTTTGTTTTTATTCTTAGTTCCTTAAATGTTGAAGGCATTTCGTAAAGCCCTTTAGCTGTATTAATATCCATATCGTCAATTAACCAATCCTTATCTCTTAGTAATTCCAAAGTCTCTCTTATCATTATTGTAGTGTAAATGTGTCTAATATGTTTGAAATGTCTGATTTATTACCAGAAGCATCGAATGCGAAAAGAGCTACCCTGTAATCCGTACCTCCTTCAAGCTCTGTAAATTCATACGTTGTTACATCTCCTATTGTTTTGTAATAACTTTGATTTAACTCAATTATGTACCCACCAATAACATTTCTGTCATCTGTTGATGCTGTCCAGTCTACTGTAAATCCAGTTGAGGTTTGAGAACCTTGAACTAAAGCTAAATTAGTTGGTTGCGTAGGAGGAATCAAGTCGATAGTAGTTGGTGCAAAATCCCCAAAAAGCTCTATTTCTGATTTACCGCTATGCAAATCCGTTTCTATTGAATTAATTTTATAAGACCTGCCAGATAACTGAAACCTGTCAGCTAAGGTGTATTTCAGTAATAACTTTAAAGGTAAGTAAGCTGTTATCTTTGTTAACCTATTCTTTTTATTAAATACTCCAGTCATATAATTACTATGGTATTTATTAAATAAGGAATTGTAATTTGTCGTTAATTCCCATTCATCAGCTTCTGGACTAAAGTTTATAGATTGCCTATCCAAGAAGTTAGGGAATTTAAGGTTCGAGTTTGACGGTGCAAAGTAAGATGTAATTTCTTTTTTATGAGTTATCTCATCTTCTCCATTAAGAACGTCAGCAAAAGATATACTAGCTTGTTTTGGTGCAATATAAAATACCAAAGGTTTACCGATATAACTCTCCTGTTTACTGTCAACACAGTACCCCCATTGAATGTCTGTTGCTGGAATTGTAGGGTTGTTTACACTGTCTAAATCAAGTAATCTTTCGAACTTCATATGTTCAAACGGTATCTTGTAATTAAATATACCTCCAGTAAATATTGTACTAACACCTCCCTTGTACTCCTCTGTTCCCCATTCTTCATTAAATAGTTGGTCGTGCCTATCTGCTAAGAAAGTACCTAAGCCTTCGTAACCAAAAACTATTTCCTTGAAAGGTAGTGCTGCGTTTGACTGACTAGCTTCAATGTCTATGTATTTATTTATATCGTAACTAACTCCGCCTTCATAAAACTCATCCAAGGTCATTACTACAAGTTCATCTCCCTTTACATAAGCAACTAGGTTAAACATTTTAAAAACAGCAGTAAGAAAGTCAATTACTTTCATTTTAGGTATTTGCTGAGTTATATTGAATTCAAAGTCTTGAGGTATAGATACTGAACCTTGCGTATAGTAATTAGTATTAACAGTTCCGTCAAGCTCTGAATCAAAGTAGCTATAAGACCAATAAATACTGCTAAAAGACATTGTAACCGTAGTATGTATCTCAATATTATAACCTTCATTTATCTCAATAGGTATATTTAATTCCCTTGTATCTCCTGTTATTATTCCACTTTCGTAAATAGTAAGACCATTTCTTAAAACAGAGAAAGAATAAGGAACTGAAGTGAATCCATCTTCTGCAATTAAACTTAATCTAAGGTTTTTAAGCGCACCAGCAACTTGACCAAAACTTTTAAGGTATAGAGTACTGTTATCCATATAACTCTGCTCATTACTCTCGTCTACAAAATCATTTACGGTGTAATCGTAAGTAGGTAATTGAGTTCCGCTAGTAACATCTCCTTTAACCCTATGTAGCCACATATAAAGGTCGCTAAAATCATTACTTGTTTCTAATTGAAAGAAGTCGTTACTAAAAACTAAGTTTTGTGAATATCCGTTAGCGATAGTGTATTTCTTTTCTATGGCTTTTATAATAATACCCATTCTTAAAGCGTACTTTAACTGCTTCCATTTAACACCGTGCTTATGACCAGTAGCACTTTCAAAATAAACGTTTCCAGTGTTAAAGTCTTCAGAACCGTGCGCTCCAGTATCATAAGTCAACCTCTGTGAATGAGTTATTAATGGAACTTGTATCGGATTAACATAAACAACACCATCAACAGTCTTACTAACCTCAGTGGTTAAGTAATTCTCTACATCAATCTCATTATATTTTAACGCATCTCCATTTTCTTTGTAGTTAAAGTTATTTAACCAAGAGAGTGATGATATTAAATCTTCTCCTAATAGGTTTTTTAAGGTAACCGTATTTCCAAAGAATGTAACTTTATATCTGTTAGCTTTATTGTTCTTTAAATCAACTCCTTCTAGCTTAATATATCCATTTTTAAACGGAAGGGAGTTTAATTCTAGTTTAGCACGAACCCTTATTCTTGCATCGAAGCCATCCTCTATATCACTATTGTAAAAATGAGTGAATATCTTATTATTTACCCTACTTGCAGGTAAACTGAATGTCTGAGAATATTCGGTAAATATTTTACTAACGTCTTTAACATTTTTAATACTGTCCGTAATTGAAACGCTCTCGAAATCAAACATCTCAACTCTCTTATCTTCTATGTATAATTGAACTTGCTGCATTTACCTAATGTTGTTTATAGTGTCGTATGAATTTTCAAACTCTATGGTGTATTCTACTAATTTATCGTTTAATGAAGTCTTATAAGTCATATCGCTTGTAGTTACATTGATTGGTAGCACTTGCTCTACACCTTCCTTAACATTTGTTACCCAAACCTTCTCAGATAACATCATTTGTTTGAACACCTCATTGTATTCTTCGCTTAAAAAACCACTACTAAGAGTAATTGACTCTTTACCAATTACATTGAAATCTCTATTAACGTGACTACTTCTACTATACTGCATACTGCTGTTTAGTATATTGGATTTGTAAGATTCTTTCTCTACGGTCATATTCTTTACAGCTTTCTTAAAGAAGTACATATCCTGTAATGCTCCAAACTTATTTATGAATGTAACTTTCTTAGGCTCGTACTTACACTCCTCTAAAACATTAACTTTAACTGTCTCTATTTTATTACCGCCAGAAACCTCTATCTTATCAACCGCACCTATTGAATAGTTATTAAAGAAAGATTGTAAGCATACGCTATTTTCAAAGTCAACACCACCATCTTCAATAACCCTTTCTTCAAATGTATCCCAGTTTACAGCATCTCCATAAATAGAAACGTACTTAATTTGATTGCTACTATCTTGGTCATAGCTAAATGTTTCTGATGCTATTATTTCTCCATCTTTATAAAATACTACTGTTGGTGCATTTAATCCAGTATAAATTGGTAACCTAAAAGTGTTATCTTCTAAAACAAACAATTCCCTATTGGTAATCATTATATTGTTTTCGTCTACACTTTGTTCTTCAAAATAGCTATAACCATCAAAAGCGATAATTGTTTCATTATCATTACCAATTTCATCTCCATCTACATCATAAGCAAAAGTTTCCATACTAACCCAGACCGCTTGTCCATTATAATCCCCATCAAATACTGTATCTAATTCATCCCTCACTAATTCAGACACTTCAAAATATACGTTATCTTGACCAGATAAAACGGACTTCCTAATTTGATATGTCGGCTCTGTTGGTACATTGCTTGAATTACCAGTATATACATAAAGTTTTAATATAGCATATGAAATCCCATTCTCGTTAACATTAACCCAATACGGACTTCTTGTGTTTATTCTTGCCATTTTATATTTCTTTTAATTTTACTATTATATCGAGTTTGTATGCTTCTGCAATCATTTCTGTTACGTTTTTTACTACATTCTTTTCCATTTCCTCTAAGAATCCGCTTCCTTTGTAACCAAACCTCTTAGATATACCTCTTTCACTAATACTTTTACCAATAATAAAAGCTAAACTATTCATATTAGCATCTGTCCTAGCAACAAACCTTCCTTTCTTGTTTCTAGGTTGAATACCTCTGTCTTTAAGCCATTCTTTTATTCTATTAACGTTAGGAAACTTCCTTCTGTTAATGCCGCTAGAAATAGCTCCAATATATTTATTACCCTCTACTGTAACGGTATTACCGTCTACCTTATAAGTAATAGACTTATCTAAGTCTCCAGAAGCCTCAAATTTATCTTTTTTAGCTAATTTCTTTATCTCAGAAGCAACACTTATGCCTATAGCGTGTAAAGCTTTGTCTAAATTCTCCATTTAGCAGATACTTACACCGTTAGGAATCTCTATTGATATATCAGTACTCCAACCAGCTAATTCGTTGCTAAAACGCTCTTTAAATGGCTGTGCAACAGGTTCTGTGGTAACTTGATAGTTCATTTCAAATAAATCCCCTCTCATTAACTTAGAAATTAAGGTGTTTATGACTTGAAATTGGGTGTTTAATATGTCTTGTAAGTTGTCATTTCCGTAAAACAACTCGAAATTAGATTTTTCTTTATTATAGTCCACAATGTCAGCACATAGTAGTTTTATGTTAAAAACAACGGTATTCCCCTTGTAATTCACACTATCTATTAATAAGTGTGATAATGGGAACATTGTTGTCTTATCTAGGTCTACATCTGCAATATCTCCGTATGTTACGGTGTTTACAGAGGGACTTAGTAGTAATTCTTCCCTTAATTTGTCTAATATGTCGTAAACTTGTGTCATCTTGTTTGTGCTTTAAGCATTCTTTCTTCTAATTCTGATTTTTCTTTAATAAACTCTAAGTACATTAAACATTGGTGTACTGGGAGTTCTGTAACCTCTCCAATTCTTCGGACATCTTCTCCAGCGAGTGTAAATATTGCTTGATAGTTTCCCCACTTTTTACCGAATGCTCGTCCGTCTGACCTTCCTGCTTCTGCTGAAGCTCTTTGAGTGTATAAGCCATCGTAAAGTTGGACAATTTTGTCGCTAAACGATAAAAAAAAACCCTTGCGCCTAAAGCAACATTTAATGGGGTGCTTTTCATGACCTCCGCTAGATATTCTGTACCCTTGTAATCGTGTATTAGGTAGCTATCTTTGTTCTTGAACTTAATTGGTCTGTACATTACAGCCATTGCTCTATGGAAATCCTTATCAACGAAGAGGTATTTCTCTAAGTCAATAAATTCTCCGTAACTCATCTTGTCAAAGTTAGGTATTAAGCCAAATTCAACCGTAACACCGTCCGTTCCAGTCATCTTAAACGTTCTAACAAGGTCTGTTTTACTGTTTAGTATGTTAGATAGGTGCTGTAAGGTGCTATCGTAAACGCTTAACTCTATTTTATCTATGTCTTTAAGTTCTATACCACAAAATATTCCAAGCATTTTCTTTTCTAAGAACTCTGTAAGCTCTGCATCCTTGTTTTTACCTAAAATATCAAGATACTGTTGCCATTGCTCGACTCTAATATCATTTAGGGTTTCTGGTATATTAATTTTAAATTCGTTATCCATATAATATGTTTCGTTACATTGAGGTAACTTTTTTATGTATTTTTGTGTTAATTATTTGTGTATTTGATATTATTAATATACTTTTGACAAAAATAAGTTGAATATGAACATAATAGATGACAACAATAGCATCCGTTTTGGCTCTTTTAGATGCTTAGACACTAATAAAGTCTATACTGTTACATCAACACTATCTACTTTTGATTTAAGTGAGCCAAATTGGAAGGATAAGGCTTCAAAAGCAGAAGATACTGTTAAGAGAGAGGACGGTGTGTACAGAAAGTTAATGAGAAGTCAATTAAAGAGTAGATTTACAAACATAGAAGAATATAAACAAAAACCAAAATAGAAATTATGCAAGAACAAAAGATTACCACAGAACAGATAACCTACCTTAAATCAGTAGTGCTGTCTCAATTATTATTAGAAGCTAACGAATCTCTAATGAACACTACCGTTTATAAGCAGAACTTAAAGCAGCAAATAAACAGAATGAATAACATCTTAGAACCTATCGTAAGAGAAGAGTTTGACGGTATCTATAAGTCAGACCCAGAAATGACTACAAACATCTTAAACAAGATAGAATCTATTGTAACCAAGATATGCTCTTACCAGTTAGAAGAGTTAGTTATATTAGATGCGGTAGTAGATAAGTATGAGGACAACAAGGAATGGTTCTTAGAGTATACAGCATCAGAGTTTTTAAGAATAGAGTAATGATGGAAGGACACGAAACACCAAGCAAATTAAGTTTTAAGCATTACGATAAAAAGGTTTCAATTACTTTTGACCATAGCGATATTGATATGGAGGAGTTCTATGAGTCTTGCAAACATTTGGCTTTGGCTATTGGCTTCGGTCATAAAGCAGTAAACGCATACTTTAAAGAACAAGTATAAGAAATACTTATAGTAGGTAGACGGACTATATTATTTATTGATATAGTCCGAACACTTTAACTTAAATTAGTTATCTTAACAGAGCAGTAGTTCTCTTTAACCTACCAAACTTTAGTCATAACTGTAAGACTATTGGCTCAGACCAATTTAGTCTCCTTAGTAATTGCATTTACCATACCTTTATAATCTTCGTAGCACCCAGTAAATATTCAAACTAACGAGCATACTTTATTAAATTCTAAGATTATAGGAGGGTGCATAACTCTATTCGATATTTCTTTATATTTTCAAAATCAGTTTACCGTTTTTAATTGAAAAAATATTTGACTTTTGTTTGAATTCTAAGAATTGAAGTACTTACCTATACAACATCTCGTTTTACGTTGAATTCATAAAATTGGGTTACTTACCATAGACAAACCTTATATTACGTTAATTCACTATAAGCAAATCTTATACCTATTATAAGGTACATTACAGCCTGTTTAAGAGACTTTAAATATTTGTAGTATGTCAGTATTGATGTGGGTTTGAAGTGTGTTTAAATGAGATTAAATTAGTGTTTTAACTTATTACAATATACTACAATTGTATTCCAATCACTTACAAAAATAATCGTTTAGCTTTTAAGCATAAAAAAAGCCCAATTAAGGGCTTAATTTGATTGTTTAGTATGTTAGTATAGATTTGTTAATTAAGTAGCTTAAAACAGCTATAAAGTTATCCAGTCCATAAGATAGTCCAGTTCTTTGGCTGTTATATCTCTGTCATCAT